GGTGATGAATTATTCTCTGATCGAAATGTATTTCCCAGGGGGTGTATTATAAAAATGGAGAAAGTTAATCTTTAGATTCTTCTAAATTTTCTTTAATCTGATCTACATCTACGTCACCAATTAACGTAGAATGATCTGATACTAGCTTCATAAATTTATCTTCTAATTGTTTTGCATCAAGGTTTTCTATTTTACCTGTCAAAGATAATATTTTTTTCTGATCAACATAGAGCCCGCCAACCTTGCCTCTTGCTACCTCTGCATTTACAGCAGATGAGAAAGATCTCCTGACCAGTGCCTGATCCCTAATTTTAGCTAACTCTGCTAAATGCCCGTCCATTGTTATATCGTACTTCTTTCTTGCTTCCTCTCGTAGTTCTGCGATGTAGTTATAAACTACAGGAAAATATTTTGGACTTTGCAATTGAGATGCTTTCACCCTAGCTGTATCTTTTGGGTACCCCGCTTCTATCGCACACTCCGTGCCCGTCATCTTACCAGCTTGTGAAACCAGCAACTCTGCAAACTTTCGCTGTTTCTCAGTAAGGTGTCTTGATATTCCTCTTTTTGGTTTTGGTACTGGTACTTTTTCCATTTTTATGTTATTGTAATTAAAGTTAATTTAATATGTTCGTAAAACATTTGCAAGAATATTTAGATAAATTCACTGACGGCACGAAAGGTAATGCCGTCAGCAATGCCCGTATATTTATGGAATCCGAAGATGGCCACCTAGAAGAAATTAGGCGGATTGAAGTCCAAGAATCCACAATAATTGGGCAACCCTCTATTAGAGTAGTTTTGAAAGGAACTACAAACAAGAAGATTATATCTAAAACCTTTAATCAAACTTAGACCTGTGTTCTTTCAGTATATTGTAAAGAAGTGTTGCGTCTTCGTCATCTTCATTTGACCAAGTTGATCTATTATTTTCAAAAGCATCATACTTCCAATTAGTATCCCACTTCTCTATCAATCGATCTGCCTGTTCTCTATCACGTTTTTTCTTTTGCTCTAGCAGCTTTCTTTCATATTCTTCAGCTTTATTTTTACTATCTCTGAAGTCGTGTCCTTCGTCTCTTTGTGTCATTTCTACCTCCAATTATCATCTGAAACTACTTCCACGCAATCCTCACAAAGAATTTTATTTGTTTTGTTGCATATAAAATAGTCTACAGATTTATTCTTACAATTATCGCAATCTATCATTTGACAATTTTCACACATATAACCATCATACACTCCGTTATCTGCGGGAATTCTGTTGACAAACTTACCGCTACCAAATGATGTGTCTGCCAAACATTCTACACATTTATTTCCTATGTCTTCACTCATATAGCGAACTCCTTCTCTAATTGCGGGAAAGGATATTTTTCTCTCCAAAATCTTCCGTTGTATGAGAAGTACCCAACATATTTATCATTCTTGTACACTTTAGGCGGAATAAAATTACCACCGCCTAGATCATTTACATCTCTGTACCATATAACAAAGTTACGTAGTCTAAATAATTTTTTACGACTTATGTTTTTAACTTCATCTGTACCCCAAACCCTTTGTGTAGGGTCTTGTTTAAAATCGGGATTACCAACGTTAGTAAGTAATTTAATTAAAAATTTATCTTTCATTATGCCTCCCTGTAATAATAAGTTTTACCTTCAAAAATCGTTTCGGAATAATCTTGTTTCATTAGATCCGCCCACTTCCCCCAATCAATACAACTCTCTAATGGGTTAGAAATATCATTTGAACTCATATTTAAATAACCGCAATCCTCAGCAAAATCTCTGCAATAGTCCTCCCAATAATATTCATTGATAAAATGAATACCATGTTCCCAACCATAGTTTTCGCATTCTTCTTTTAACTCTTTGATTGCTTCCTTTGTTTCGTCATCTGTTGTAGGATCGTTTAATTGCTCCTCAAGATCTCTGCTGTCTAACGTATCACTCATTCTTCCTCACTTTCTTTCTTTTTATGTTTTTCGTTAAATTTTTCTATCGCCTCTTTTTTAGAGTTGACAAAAAATTTTTCGCTTTTGATCACTCCGTTCACTATGTCTTCCACAATGTAGTGACCGCCCTTTCTAGTTACTCTCATCTTTCTCCTTTTTCTTCCTGTTAATTACAAAAAATCCAATAGTGCATATTACAGTGATTGCTAAAATGCCAACCAAAAGCATACCTAGCCCGTATTGAATTGTCATTTACCCAAACCTATCTGTGCTTCTCTGATTGTTTGGTACCACCTTTTTGAAAAGCTGACCTTGTTCAATCTACGTAGCAATGTCTTGATTGAGATCTTATGTATTCTGCCGTCTCCCGTTGTATAATAAACCCATGCTGTAGACACGGGTTTATTTAAAGTTGCTTTACTAAAATTTCTTTTCTTAACTACTGACATGCCGACCTCTCGTATTTAGTAATTAAATGATATTTTTGTTTGTTTACATCATCTAATTTATTAAAATGCTTTCCTAAAAATTTCCAACGTCCCGCTGAAATATACTCAATTAAGAATAGCTTCCCTGTTTTGTAGTCCGTCACACCATAACCAAGAGAAGTTTTAGTTTGGATCTTTTTTTGAACTTCTTCAGTTTGGCTAAAAAACTGACGATAGCTTATTTGGCATACAGCAGAAAACCTTCTTCTGCTGTATAATTTTCTTTTAGTTTTAAACATTTACAACTCCGCCGTAAAACTGCATTCGCCGTTTTTTTGAACACATTTTAAAATTTTAGTTCCCAAATCCAATCTTGCGTACCATTCAAGCAAGTCATGTGCTTGGCTTTCTACAAGTCCTAATTGTTCTTCTATCATTTTGTAGTTGTAGCCGTTGTTTTCTTTGAAGAATTTGTCTAGCTTTGACTTCCAATCTCCTAATTCTTCCTTACACTTGCTTATTCCTTCTTCAATGTCCTTCAGATTATCCTCGCTAAAATAATAATCTAGATAGCTTGGCTCTGATCCCACCACACCAAAAAAATCAGCATCAGTGCTTGACTGAACAGCAAACCAAAATTTGCCTTCAATGTCTCCGTTATAGTATCTGCCCATAATATTATACCTTTCTTAATTATGTTAATATGGTACAATACCATACGATTATGTTTAAATTAAGGCAAAAATAAAAAAATTTTAAATTAATTTTGAAAATATTTTGCTCTCATGTTAATTTAATTTTCAAGTGAAAAAAGAAAAAGATTTGATCAAAAAATTAAAGTCATCTACTCCCCAAATAACGTGGGATAGAGTAGAGAATTTGGCAGTTGCAGGCCTTCCCGATCTGCTAGGATACAACAAAAATCATACCTTTTTTACATTAGAAACTAAATTAGCAAAAGTTAATTCAGTGAACTTTAGACCCCACCAAATCGCGTGGCATTGCCGTCATCCTGTGAATGCTTTCATCTTGCTTTTTTCACAGAGACACCGAACCACAAAACTTTTTAAAAGTACATCGATCCACGATCTGCGGAAGCAAGGACACCAAGCCCCTAACCACGTTGCGTTGTCATTTGACGAAATAAACGAATACCTCATGTCATTGTAATGGGGAGGGGGAGCCCGTGTACCGACCCCCACCCCCCATGTTTCACGTGAAACAACGAACCACTGCACGACCCAAAATGAACATATACAACTAAAAAGTGATTGACACAACATGTAGTGTGCGACAATCTGCACATTTACATAGCCGTGGCTAGGTGTAGGGAGGGGAGCCCGTGCCCCACCCCCACCCAATATATCTCCCCCATCTGTCAAGCCCACTATGTCTTGCTCATCTCTGCAGTGATTGATGGAGGAGAAAGACCAGTAACCCTTTGGCTTTGGTTTGTGTACACCTTATTGCCCCCCATTGCGTTACTGATCAGGGAAGATCAGTAGACGTCCATGACAATGGGTCTAATCTAGAATACTACGACGTTGCACTTCTTTCTACTGATCAGGGAAGAACTGACGTCAATTCTTCCCAGATCAGGGGTCAAGTAGATGCGGTTCGAGCCTATGTCTAGAACAGGTTTTGGCACCCTTACTTGACCCCAATCAGGGGGCGACTGTCATCGCCCCACTGAATAGTTAAACTAATCGCAATCTTAATTTTTCTCTCCGACTAAGATTATCGATCATCGTTTGATAACGCTCTGTCCATTTCTCTAGCAAATCGCACAGGTATCCCTGTCCCATAAGCATATGGTTTGGATTACCATAAGTGATCTCATAGATCTTGATATACAGATCTTTGTCGTTTGGTCGATGACGAACCTCGTATCGCCATTCAAGATCCCCATGTCTATCATAGTGCGTAGTAAGGCGGATATCTCCTTCTTTAGTCTTGTTGACCGCCACGAAAGAGGCAGCAAACTCATCTGCCTCAAACCTTGGAAGTGACCAAGCCCTACTCTTTGCCGAAGCTATGGCTTCTAGTGCGTTAGCTGGATAGCCGTCCCAATGCTTGAAAACATGGTGGGTACTACTATCGTCAATGAACGTGTATACAGCTCTTGTTCCCATAACTTTTCTATTCCTTTCTTACCACATAAAACCACACAAATAAGGCAACAATATGGCATACATAAAAAAATTTTTATTTTTTTTTCTTGACAGATCACAGGGTCTAGAGTTGGGGAGGGGAGCCCGTGGCCTACCCCCACCCATATTATTTTTTTTAAAAAAAATGCCCTGCATTTGCAGGGCATTTTGTGGCGGTTGCCTATTGTAGGTACTTGTTAATTAAGCCGCCATTTGTTGCCACGGCTGACTAATCAGCATCTGAGCAACTTTTATTTCTCTATCACGGTTTACATTGTGTGAACCCGCATTTTTTCTGATATCGGTCATTTCATAATCTAAATCAGATTTTCTAGAAGTAGGATTTACTTTTTTCAATCTCAACTCCTGGTTGTGGGTTGACCAATGCGTGGCCGCGTTATAAACGTCCCAAACTGAAGGCAACTTAGTTGATCTAGCAACCCCGTCGCAAAGTCTCGCTGATTCTCGCATTACGTATTCGAGAACAGGCTCAGAGTGTGTCTCAGGTTGGTTCAATGCTTTTTGTTTAAAAGACTTAGGTTTAAGGGCTAACGTTTTTTTAATAACGTCTTCAACTTGACCCCATGAAACCTTTTTTTGTGTCCATCTTTTAAACTTCTCAATATCACTATTGAACATCTCAGACGCGTTTTTAATTTTTGCAATTTCAGAATTAATTGCAAAACCCGTCGTATGTTTTTTTGAAATGACCATTGCGAATTGACCGCTAACTAGCCCATTCATACATACAAAGTTTAACGCGCCGAAGGCTGAGAACCACGGCCATGAACCATCAAAAGAGTTGAACAGATCTAACTTCAACGCGATCTTTTCACCTTCTGAAACTTCAAATTGGTAGTTTTTAAAAACTATAGATCTTCTAGCCTTTCGGCCGCCATCAAAAATTTCATCTGAAATTTCAACATTAGAACAATCTAAGTTTTCAGTTAAAACCCCGTTATAACTTTTTAATAATTCAAAAGTTGAAACGGGTTTATATTTGTCTGAGTGAACACCAACAATTGATGAACTCAAACCATTTTTGCCTTTTCTTACTAGAACTTGCTTATTGACCGCGTTGTTACAAAATTCACCTGGGTTTACAGGGTCAGGAATTTTTAATTCCATTGGAACGACATCATAGTCAAATAAAGCAATGTTATTTATGTCATTATGTTTCATAATATATCTTTCTAGTACCTACAAAATAGGCAATTCATGTATATACTATTTAACAAGATAAAAAAGAAAAAAATGCACTATTTTATAAAATAATTTACTGTTGCATCTTTACTACATTCCAAAATTGCATAACTACATCTTGTGTGTACCCCGTACCCCCGACCACTATATGTTGATATAGGTCATAATTATTGCCACTAGATATTGTGTTGCAATCGTGCAACACACACTACATATAGCGTTGCAAAAATATCACAGGTGCGTGAGTTGGGAGGGGAAGCCCGTGTCCCACCCCCACCCTTTTTATTTTTTTTAAATAAAAAAAACAGAGGCGACTTTTACATCGCCTCTGTCTGATCGGACAAGACCCGCGGGGCTTTCCGTTATAGTCGTGCTTTGTCTAGCACTTTTTCTTCTATGGTATCTAGGCAACGATTCATAAATCGTCTTCTAGTAATCGAAGCATTCAAACCCCTGTTTGTAACTTCAATTCTTAAGCCAATATGTTTTTCTAACAATTGACTTATCTCAAAGTTACTTGGATCATTTCTAAGAAACGATGAGCCATAGACAAAATCTAGATATCTAATTCTGAATAATATTTCAGACATAGTTTTTCTAGAAATTTCAGCAACACCAATTGTCATCAGTACATGACCCACTTGATCTGCCTCTCTTCTTGCTGCATTAGAATCTAACCCTGTATTTCCAGAGTAGTGTACATATAATGCCATCTTTCGTCCTTTCTGCGGGGGACTTTCACCCCCGCTGTTTTTTGTTAGTCTTTCTTCCAAAATCGTTCAGGTGCTCTCATATTCGAAACTGAGTATTGTTTCTCATAGAAGCCGTCCTTGTCTACGTCCGATATTGGGCATCTAGACTTATTCAATGCATCAGATAATAATTTAGCTGATTGCATATTTTCAAAAGTTTTACCTTCGAAGATATCAACTCTAGGTACACCAGAGTATCTCTTTGAAGTCTCTACAACCATGTACATAACTTTTGAATTAACTGCGTTGTCATCTGCCATGTCTTTCTTACCTCCTTTCATATATATGGTACAATACCATACCGAAATCTGCGTTCAACAACTAATTTGGGGTGTTTAGTGGCTGTGGATAACTCATACACAATATGTAGGGGGTGCGACCAGAATGTACAAAAATATACAAAGTGTTGCATAAAAGACACTATGCAGAAACCGCATAGCTCCCAGATACTGGATTGAGGGCGGGGCTAGCGCACGCCCCCTCACCCCACCAACAATAGAGGTACCAACACGATTTGATAATTTGAATTTTTTTTATTTATAAATTATACATACTACAAAAGGGATCCTAGTATATCGTACATAGTGTAAGTTTTAGTTATAAACGACGAGGAAAAACTTTTTGGTTCCATATGAGCATAGACATAGAAAAATTTGATAAATTACCTGACGCTGTCAAAAAAGAATTTCAAAAAACATTATTACAATGGCAAGAAAAATTAAAAATAGAAAAGTGTCAAAAAAACTTTTTATCTTTTGTAAAGCATGTTTGGCCTGATTTTATTGAAGGCTATCATCATAAGGAAGTTGCAAAAAAGTTTAACGAGATTGCAGAGGGTAAATTAAAAAGATTAATTATAAATATGCCACCAAGGCATACCAAATCGGAGTTTGCATCTGTATATCTCCCTGCTTTCATGGTTGGTGTAAATCCTAAATTAAAAATAATTCAAACAACTCACACTTCTGAACTAGCTATTCTATTTGGTAGAAAAGCAAAAAACGTTATTGATTCTCCTGAATACAATGAAATATTTGAAACAAGACTACAAGAAGATTCAAAGGCCGCTGGTAAATGGCAGACAGCACAGGGTGGTGAATATTATGCTGCTGGTGTAGGTGGTGCGATTACAGGTCGTGGTGCAGATTTATTGATTATTGATGACCCACACTCAGAGCAAACTGTTTTGTCTAAAGATTCTTTTGAACGTGCATACGAGTGGTATACATCAGGCCCCCGACAACGTTTACAGCCTGGTGGTTCGATAATCGTGGTTATGACACGTTGGAGTAAAAATGATTTAACTGGTCAATTGTTAAAAGCACAATCAGGTAAAAATTCTGATCAGTGGGAGATAATAGAGTTTCCTGCTATAATGCCATCAGGTCGTTCACTGTGGCCAGGTTATTGGAAGAAAGAAGAATTAGAAAAAGTTAAATCATCACTTAGTTTAAAAAAATGGAATGCACAATGGATGCAAAATCCTACATCAGAAGAAGGTGCAATATTGAAACGAGAGTGGTGGAGAGATTGGGAGAAAGAAGAGTTACCTCCATTAGAACATGTAATACAATCTTACGATACAGCTTTCTTGAAAAAAGAAACAGCCGATTACAGTGCTATTACAACATGGGGTGTGTTTTCGTTAGAGGATAAAGGCAAACAATTAATATTAGTAGATAGCCTAAAAGGCAGATATGAGTTCCCTGAACTACGTAGACTTGCACTAGAACAGTATAAATATTGGCAACCTGAAACAGTAATTATTGAATCTAAAGCATCAGGATTACCTTTAACTTTTGAATTGAGAAGAATGGGAATACCAGTTGTTACCTTTACACCAAGCAAAGGAAATGATAAACATGCGAGAGTAAACTCAGTTGCGCCACTATTTGAGAGCGGTTGTGTCTGGGCTCCAAAACGAGAAGAGTGGGCTCAAGAGGTTATCGAAGAATGTGCCTCTTTTCCTTTTGGTGAAAACGACGATTTGGTAGATAGCACGACACAAGCTGTCAAACGATTTAGGGAAGGTGGACTTATCAATCACCCTGAAGATTATGAAGATAATGCTTTACCTTCGTCAAAACATATTTATTATTGATGGTAAAAAAATTAACAAATACAGTCCCACCTAAATCTGGGCCAACACCACAAGGGTTGAATGTTCCATTGAAACAAGTTAAAACCGTAAGATTGGAGAAAATTAATGGCAGAAATAGACAAAGCGCTTCCAAACGAAATAGTAAAAACTATTGAGATAGAAAAACCAGAGGATGCAGCTGTAGAGATTCAACAAGAACAAGAATCTATACCAACACCAGGTGAAGTATCAGTTACAGAAAAAGAAGATGGTGGAGCAGAAGTAAACTTTGAACCAGGTGCAGTTAACCAACCAAACACAGAAGATCATTTTGATAACCTAGCAGAAATTTTACCAGAAGAAGTATTACAGCCATTAGGTTCAGAATTAAATAAACAGTATTCAGATTACAGAGCATCAAGATCAGATTGGGAAAAATCTTACATAGAAGGTTTAGATCTTTTAGGATTTAAATTTAATAATAGAAGCGAACCTTTCAAAGGTGCATCAGGTGTAACACACCCAGTTCTTGCAGAAGCAGTCACACAATTTCAAGCACAAGCGTACAAAGAATTACTACCAGCAGATGGCCCAGTTAGAACTAGAATTATTGGTTCTATAACTGCACAACGTGAAGAGCAATCACAAAGAGTTCAAGAGTTTATGAATTATCAACTTATGTACAAGATGAAAGAGTATGAGCCAGAGTTTGATCAAATGCTTTTTTATTTACCGTTAAGTGGATCAGCATTTAAAAAAGTTTACTACGATGATTTACTAGGCAGAGCAGTTTCTAAATTTGTACCTGCCGATGATTTAGTTGTTCCTTACTCAGCTACATCGTTAGATGATGCAGAAGCAGTTATGCATGTTATAAAAATTTCTGAAAACGATTTACGTAAACAACAAGTTGCAGGTTTCTATAGAGATGTAGAATTACCAGATACATACAATCAAGAAACAGAAGTTGATAAAAAAGAAAAAGAACTTGCAGGTGAAAGAAGAACTACAAACGAAAGTATTTATACTTTGATTGAGTGCCATGTTAATTTAGACTTAGAAGGATTCGAAGATAGATTAGATGATGGAACACTAACAGGAATCAAACTTCCATACATCGTAACAATAGAAGAATCATCAAGACAAGTTTTATCTATTAGAAGAAACTATCAACCAAACGATAATCTTAAAAAGAAAATATCTTACTTTGTACATTTCAAATTTTTACCAGGACTTGGTTTCTATGGTTTTGGTTTGATACACATGATTGGTGGTTTATCTAGAACTGCAACACAAGCATTAAGACAATTATTAGATGCTGGAACTTTATCAAATCTACCCGCAGGATTTAAGATGCGTGGTATTAGAATCAGAGACGATGCACAATCAATACAACCAGGTGAGTTTAGAGATGTAGATGCACCAGGTGGTAACTTGAGAGAAGCGTTTATGACTTTACCTTTTAAAGAACCATCAACCACGCTCCTCCAACTTATGGGTATTGTTGTACAAGCAGGTCAACGATTCGCTAGCATTGCAGATATGCAAGTTGGTGATGGTAATCAAAGAAGTGCAGTGGGTACAACTATGGCATTATTAGAACGTGGTTCGAGGGTCATGTCAGCTATCCACAAAAGAATGTACGTTGGTTTAAAACAAGAGTTTGAATTATTAGGTAAATGTTTTGCAACATACTTACCAGGATCTTATCCGTATGACGTGGTCGGTGGTTCGAGGTTTATTAAGATGCAAGACTTTAACGAGAATGTAGATATACTTCCTGTTGCTGATCCAAACATATTCTCACAAACACAAAGAATAACACTAGCACAAACAGAATTACAATTAGCTAGTTCACAACCACAAATGCATAATCTATACAATGCATATCGTCAAATGTATGAAGCATTAGGTGTAAAAAATATAGATCGTATTTTACCAAGACCTGCTCCCCAAGGGCCAAAAGATCCTGCATTAGAACACATTGATGCGTTATCAAACAAACCTTTCAAAGCGATGCGTGGTCAAGATCATAGAGCGCATATGACAGCACACTTACAATTCATGTCTACTAATATTGCAAGAAATAATCCTATGGTTATGGCTGCATTAGATAAAAATATTTTAGAGCACATAAGTTTGATGGCTCAAGAACAAGTAGAATTAGAATATGCAGATAGAATGCAGATGTTACAAAAAGATCCTGCACTAATGCAGAAGTTTGAAGCGGACAAAGCTAAAATTGTTGCAGAGATTATGAGTGACTTTGCAGAAGAAGAGAAGAAAATTACATCACAATTTGATAATGATCCTATAGCTAAGTTAAGATCTAGAGAATTAGACATCAGACAGATGGAAAACTTTAGAAGAGGTCAGGATGATAAGAACAGATTAGAGTTAGATAGACTAAAAACTTTACTCAACCAAATAAATCAAGAAGAAAAACGTGAACAGAACGAAGAGTTAGCAAATTTAAGGGCGGATACCTCTATAGAAAAGACAGTTTTAAGTAAGACTATACCGAGTAACTAAGATTTAGATGACAAAAGGCGAAAAAAAGATTAAAAAGGTTATGAAGGAGTTCAAAAAAGGTAAGTTGAACATTGGTAAATCAGATAAGAAGGTAAAATCTAGAAAACAAGCACTAGCAATTGCACTTTCTGAAGCTGGAAAAAATAAAAAACGGAGAAAAACATGAAAAAAGCAAAGGATGCTGGTAAAGTAGAGGTAAATCACTCAAAATTTATCAACAAAGATGGTTTTAAAACTGGTGGAGTTGAAATTGAGATGACAAATCCACAAGAAACACAAACTTTTGCGGTCAGAGGCCAAAAAAGTATGTTACCAGAGAAAAAAAGAAACGCTAAACTGTTTTAATTATGTGGTTTAGTGCTTTAAAGTTAGGCTTAAACGCTGCTACGCACATTTATAAGAAACGTCAAGAGACTAAGATGGCTATGGCAGATGCTCAACACATGCATGCTGCTAAAATGGCAAAAGGCGAAGAGGCTTATCAAGGTAAATTATTAGAAGCAAGACAATCAGATTGGAAGGACGAATTCGTTTTGCTTGTACTCACCGCGCCAATCCTGGTGATCGCTT